AAGGAGGATTGTTGATGTTATAAAATGTACCTAATTAAAATAAAAACTTTTTAATTATGGAAAGATTAATGAAGAAACATGAGTACGCTCAACAAGTAAGGCAGATTAATTGCACAAGCGGTTATTTTCATAGGTTTTATGAGTTATCCGGTGAATGTCGTACACATCAAGAGGCATGGCAAAAGTTGGAGGAGGAAAGAGATCAGTTTGGTCTTGAAGAAAAATATAAAACCTACGAAAGTTTTAGAAAAGCAAAAAGCAATTACATGATGGTGCGCTTTGTTTAAGATGTTACCATAACTCCATTACTTCATACTAATCTGGTTTATATTTGCCGCATGGGTATAGTTAACACCATGCGGTCTTTTTTTTCTAATACTCGTGGAAGTATAGAAAATCCAAGTACACCAATAAACGGTGATACATTAGGCGCATTATTTCAAAGAGGATCTGCAGCTGGTGTTGCAGTAGATGAATATTCAATCATAGGTCTTCCTGCATTTTACCGTGCTACACAAATACTTGGAGGTGTTGTAGCATCTATTCCTTTTGACATTATAGAAAAATTGGATAATGGTGGCACAAGAATTGCAACCGAACATCCTAATTACAAAATAATAGCAAGAGAGCCATCGGAGTTATATACCTCACACACTTTTTATAAAACAATGGTTTTGCATTACTTGGCTCATGGTGCATTTTACGCAGCCATTAATAGGAATAGCATAACTACAAGAATAAACAGCCTTACTATTTTAAATCCTACCAAAATGGAGATAGGATATAATAGTAGGAATGAATTAATATTTAAGAATAAGGAAAACAACAAGACATATAGAGGTGAGAATATCATCTATATACCTAACCTTGCGTGGGATGGTGTTAAGGCTTTGTTAGTGCCAGACGTTCACCGTGACAACTTTGGGTTAGCTTTAGCCAATAGAAATTACGGTGCTAACTTTTACAAAAATGGTGCGCATCTAAACGGTGTTTTAAAACATCCTGGAAGATTAACTAACGAGGCATACGATAGATTGAAAAGTAGCTTTAACCGTGCTTTTGGTGGAAGTCAAAATGCTGGAGGTACTGCTATTTTAGAGGAAGGCATGGACTTTCAAAAAGTAGGTCTTAATCCTGCCGATGCAGCATTTAACGAAACAAAGAAAGCTACTATCTCTGACATTGCTCGTATAACTGGTGTTCCTGGTGTTTTATTAGAAGATATGGAAAAGGCAACATTTGGCAACATGGAGCAACTTAGCCAGATGTTTGTAAACTATACAATAATGCCATTGTGTGAAACAATAGAGGCAGAGTTTAATAGGAAGATATTTTTTGAGGCAGAAAAATACACTTATTGTACACGTTTTAATCTTGATGGATTATTAAGAGGTGATATAGCAGCCAGATCTTCTTACTACACTACGATGCGTAATGTACTGGCGATGTCACCTAATGAAATTAGGATTAAGGAAAATATGAATCCTTACACAGGTGGAGATAGTTATGAATTGCCTCTTGCATCTAACATAAAGATAGAACCTACAAGCGATGCCATATAGTAACTATCCACAATCAGCAACTAATGCAGCAAAGAAAGCATTGCAGCATAAAGAAGATAATGGCAGCCAGTGTGGAACTTCCGTGGGCTGGACAAGGGCAAGGCAGTTAAGTGGAAGAGAGGCATTAAGTGACGATGAGGTTATAAGAACATATAGTTTTTTAAGTAGAGCCAAGGTATATGACCAAGGCAAATATTTTGATGAAGATGATAATGAAATATGCGGTTCAATCATGTATGACGCTTGGGGTGGCTCAACCATGTTGCCCTGGGCAGAAAGAACGGCTAATAAAATAATGGACGAAAGGTCAAAAGAAGAAACTATGGAAAAGAGAAGTATAAATTTTGAACTAAGGGCTAAACCGGAAAGCCGTACTATCTTCGGCACTGCCACAGTGTTTAACTCTTCCTATGACATGGGATGGTATGATGAGGAAATGTCATCTGACTCATTAAATGAAGCTGACATGAAAGATGTAGTTGCTTTGTTTAATCATGACATGAACATGGTATTGGCAAGAACAAGCAGTGGCACATTAAAGCTAAATGTCACAGGCAATGCGATGGAGTACGAATTTGAGGCACCAAACACTTCTTTAGGTAATGACCTTTTAGAAATGGTTAAACGTGGTGATGTTTATCAATCATCATTTGCATTTACCGTAGAAAAAGAAAGTTGGCAAGAAAGGGAAGGTAGTAAACCAAAAAGAGTCATACGTTCTATTAAAAAAGTGTATGATGTTTCTCCGGTAACTTATCCTGCTAACCCAGATACAATGGTTGCAAAAAGAGGCTACGATGCTACAAAGCAAATAGATGAAGATTTGCAAAAAGTAATTGATATATCTGTTGAATCAGAAATTAATATACAAAATGAATTACGCAGGAATGCCCTGCACTTACTTAAATTAAAAACAAAATAATGAACTCTAAATTGCTAAGAGAAAAGCGGGCTTCCGATTATGCTATAATGGAAGACTTGCAGAAGAGAGCAGCTGGCGAAGGACGTCTTATGAGTGCCGATGAATTGGCGCAATGGGATGCAGCAGATGCAAACTTTAAAAATTATACAGACCAAATTTCACGAATTGAAAGATGGAATGAGATTAACACGGAGGAGAGAGGTGTTAATGCAGTTGAGCAGACAATTAATAATTTGCCAAGAGATGCAAGGGAGATTGTAAAGTCACCAGAGTATCACACTGCATTTATGAAAGCTCTTGCAAAGCGTGACTTGACAAGCAATGAGCAATCAATGCTTAAAGAGATGCGTGGAACTGCAACAATTACTACTGCCGAGACTGGTTTAGCTGGTGGTTATGTTATTCCTTACCAATTCTCTTATGAGTTGGAAAAGACAATGGCTTACTACGGCCCAATGCTACAGGTTAGCCGTATAATCACTACTCCACAGGCAGGTACATTGTACTGGCCAAAAGTAAATGATACTGCTACTGCAGGTTCATGGCACACTGAAGGTGGATCGGTTACTGTACAGGACATGACCTTTACAAGAGAGACTTTTTCAGCTCACGTTTTAAACACACTTGTAAAAGTGTCTGTTGAATGGGCAAATGACGAGTTTGGTTTATTAAACACAGAGTTACCAATTATGTTAGGTGAGCGTTTGGGTCGTGGCTTAAACACTGCATTTACAACTGGTGATGGTTCTGGTAAACCAACAGGATTTAGAGACGTAGCACCTTCTGGTGTTGAATCTGCTTCTACCGGTGCCTTTACTGCTGCTAACTTAGTTGAGCTTGTACATTCAGTTGACATTGCTTACCGTAACTCACCATCTGCTGCATTTATGATGCATGACCAGATTTTGAGTGCAGTTAGAAAGTTAAACTTGGACACTAACAACACTACTTTGTTCCAACCCTCGCTTAGAGAAGGTACACCAGATAGATTATTGGGTTATAATTTCTTTATAAACAATGATCTTCCATCTGCACAGGCTGCTGATGCAAAGATAATCTTCTTTGGAGATTGGTCTAAGTACATCATTCGCCAGGTGGCTAACAATGTGCTTGTGCCATTGCGTGAAAGGTTTATGGATGAGATGGAGTTAGGATTCTTAATGTACGCTCGTTTTGATGGTAAATTAATTCAGACTGCTGCAATTAAGCACTTGAAGAATCTGTAATCAATAGGGGATAGTAAAGGGATAGGGAGAAATCTCTATCCCTACTTAAAAATATAAAGATGGCTTGGAAAGTAACAACGGCACCTGCTAAAGAAGTTTTTACATTAAATGAAGTTAAGAATTATCTTAAAGTAGATACTTCTGCTGACGATACTTTGATTACTACTTTATTGCAGTCAGCTCGTGAAGTTGCAGAGCGTTATCTTAATCAAGCGTTAATTACACAAACAATAACAGAGAAGTTAGATAGGCTTAATAATCCTACTATTTACTTATCTGTCTCTCCAGTAATTGCAGTTAGCTTATTTCAATATAACGATGGAGTTAATAGCTTACAAACTTACAATGCTGATAATTATGTTGTAGATACTTTTTTAAAGCCTGGAAGATTAGCTTTAGCATACGGTGCTACATGGCCAACACTTTATGGTAATATAAATGATGTAACAATAACTTATACGGCAGGATATAGCACAGAGCCATCTGGTGTGCCAATGCAAATAAGACAGGCTGTATTAATGATGATTGCAGATGGTTACGATAATAGAGAAGATTATATAAAGAAATTACCTACTGCATCGGAGTATTTACTTGATCAATATCGCGTTCAATTATTCTAATGAGATACAACAAAAAAGAAGAAATAGGAAAGTTAAGAGAAAGAATAATAGTACAGAGTGTTTCTCGTACTGTTGGTACTACTGGTTTTGGAACAGAGACGTGGAGTAATTTTGCCGAGGTGTGGGCAATAGTAGATTATAAAGGAATAAACAAGGAGGAGGTAGAAGGTGGCAAGATAACAGCATTAAGCCAGGTGAGAGTTACCTGTCGAAATAGGACAGACATAAACGAGCAACAAAGAATTATCTGGATGGATAAATATTATCAAATAGAAAACATCCAGATAAGTGAAGACAATATGTATTTGCATTTATTTTGTTCATTTGCTCAAAATTATGTGTAATGGGATATTTATCAGCTAAACAAATAAATCACCTTAAAGAACTTCAAAAGTCTAACTACGCAGGTAGAAGGAGTTTCCAAGGTATGTCATTGAGAGTGGTAGGTTTAGCAGATGCGGTGATTGAATTTGCAGAGTTAATGGAGCAATGTACAGTAAAAGAAAGAAGTAGAGTAATAGATTCAGCTACTCCTATCGCATTACAAATTTATAAGTCATTAGTGCCGGTAAGTAATAAGGCTCACAGAATTAGCACTAATCCTTTTAGTAATAAAAAAATGAAAGGCTGGTCAGAAGATGATCGAGCTTCAATGATTGTGCAACCAGGTAATTTAAGAAAGTCTATTATTGATTTATCTAAAAATCTTAAATCATATAGATATGCCGTTGGAGCGGTAGGGCCATTGTATAAAAGAGGTACAATGAATAAAGGTATTAATAGTAGCGAAGGAACAAATGGCTTTTATGCTCACATGGTTTTTGGAAGTACAAGAGCCTGGTATAATAAAATAGTAGTACAAGCAAGAAATTTAAGTAGAGAAAAAGTAATTAAAACCATGCGTAATGAATGCATTTTTATTATGCAGGAGAGACCTAAAAAATTCTGGCAAGTATTATGATAGGTAAAGTAATATATGGGAGACTATCAACTGATGTGGCAGTTACTGGTGTTTGCGGATTACGCATCTTTCCAGATATTGCTCCTCAAAATGTTACCTATCCTTTTTGTGTTTACACAATTATCAATAGTGTTGCAGTTGATTTTAAAGATGGTCAAAGTAATCTTGAAGAAGTTAGTTTTCAAGTAGATGTTTATACAAACAACTATGACACTACACAAAGTTTATCTAACTCTATAAGAAATAGATTAGACAGATTTGTAGGTACAGTAAATGATATTAGCGTGCAGACAGTTAAGTATATGTCATCTGATTCACAAGCATACAATGCTGATTTAAATGTTTATTGGATGAGTATTGATTTTATGGCAAGAATGAAACGATAATTATGAAACTAAGATTATTAAAAAAGTGGAACGGCAAGCCAGTAGGCGCAACAGGTGTATTCCTTTCCGACTTTGGCAAGCAGCTTGTTGCCGATGGCATTGCAGAACATCTTGATGATGACTTTGTGGTGGAGCAGATGCCAGAAAAACAAGTGCAAGAGGCACCTCAACCTATTTATATTCCAGTGCCAATGCCCATGGAATATTTCCAAGATGAGAATGAATTGGAAAAAATTGATGTTAATATAGATTTGTCAAAAGCTAAAAAATAATAAAATGGCAACAACTGGAATAATTAACGGTACGTTGATGAGGTTATACAAAGATAGCACTGCTATTGGTTATGCTACATCCTGCCAAATGAACATCTCCGCAGCTATGCGTGAAATCTTAACAAAGGATTCAGCAGCTGGAGGATGGAGAGAAGTAAAGAAGGGTCAGTTATCTGGCACACTTTCAACAGAGGCACTTTATGCCGGCCCTGGTGATTCATCTACCAATTACTTGTTTGATGATCTCTTTACCGACTTAATTAGTGGTACTGCGCTTACTATTAAGTTTACTACCGATGTACAAGGTGACAATGTGTTTACAATGTCTGCTATCTGTACATCATTAGACCTTAATGCAGCAGTGGAAGAAAATACAAGCTACTCTGCATCTTTTGAGGTGACAGGTGCAATCGTGAAGACAACAAAAGCATAATTTAAAAATTACCTAACATGAAAACAATAAAAATAGCTAATGCGGACATACCGGTCAAGTTTGGTATGTTCGTGTTAGGTACATTTTTACGGGAGAGGAATCTAAAACTTAGCGACCTCTCCCAACTTGGCGAAGACCTCCTATTTGCTCTTGAACTTGCCTTTGCAGGTGTACAGGCAGGTTACAAGGCAAAGGGAGAGAAGTGCCCATATAACTTAGAAAAGTTTTGCGATTTAGTAGATTTGGATAAGGGAGGTATAAACAGGATAACAGAGCTGATAACAAATGAGATTTCAGTACCAGAAGATCCGGAAAGAAAAAACGAGATAGCGGAGGAGCAGAATTAACTCTTGATTATATTGAGCGTTTTTGCTTTGGAGTATTAAGATTTTCCCCTCCGCAATATTATGAGATGACACTAAGAGAGGTTATTATAGCTATGCAAGGTTATAATAACCAATTTGAAATAGAACAGCAATTTGAGTGGGAAAGAGCCAGATGGCAGACAACACTTTTATTAAATGTTCATACGGCAAAAGGCAAATCAATTAAGCCTAAAGATTTGATTGAATTTCCTTGGGAGACAGATAACGTAAAACCAACTAAAAGAAGTTTGTCAGAAGTTGACAAGTCAATTTTTGAGAAATGGGATAAAGAGTAGATAATGGCATTAGGTAAACTGAATTTAAAACTTGGCATTGATGTAAGTAATCTTGAGAAAGAACTTGGCAAGGTTGAGCGTAGTATGTCAAGGTTTGGTTCACAGATGCAGAACATCGGCAGCACAATGACACAGTCATTAACTCTGCCTTTACTTGGTGTTGGTGCAGCTTCATTAAAGGCATTTGCCGACATGGAGAAACTGGAGAATGGATTGATTGCCATAATGGGTAGTACACAAGGGGCAAAAGAAGAGTTAGATAAATTAAGAGTTACTGCGGAGAATCCTGGTCTTGCCTTGCCTCAAGTTGTACAGGCTTCTGCCTCATTGCAATCAGTAGGAATGTCTGCCGATGCTGCAAGAGAAACAATAACACAGTTTGGTAATGCCGTAGCGAGATCGGGAGGAGGTGCAGAACAGTTTAGCGGAATTACATTGGCATTAAGTCAGATAAGCGCAGTAGGTAAGGTAACGCAAGAAGACCTTAACCAGATAAAAGAAAGGCTACCGGAGTTTGCCAGAGTAATGAAAGAGGAATTTGGAACGGTGACTGCGGAAGGAATACGGGCAATAGGTGTAAGTAGTGAAGATTTTATAACGCGTTCTGTCTCTGCATTAGCAAAATTGGAAAGAGCGCAAGGTGGATTAGGGAATACGTTTGATAATTTAAAAGATAATGTAACTGCTTCTTTAGCAGAATTTGGCAAGGCTATTAATGAATCATTAAATCTACAAGCGGTTGCAGAAAGTTTAAGTAAATATATTCAAGGTTTAGTAGATGGATTTAAAAATCTTACACCAGAAGTACAAGGCTTTATAGTTAAGGCTGCTTTAGTAGCTGCATCTATAGGGCCTATTATATTTATAGTAGGAAAATTAATAAGCACATACGGTGCTTTGGCTGGAGCTTCAAAATTAATAGTAACAGCCATAGGGAATATAAGTAAAGCATTTAGCTATTTAGCTGCCAATCCAATGATTTTAGTAGTTACTGCCTTAATTGCTGCTATTGGTGCTATTGCATTATATGTTTATGATAACTGGCAAGCCTTCACAGATAGATTTAAAAATATATGGATAAACATTAAAAACTCTGTAGGTAAAGGAGTAGCTAATGTTTTAAAAAATATTGACTATTTACAAAAAGCATTAGGATTAAATTTATTTGATTTAAGAGGATTAACTACTTACCAGGAAGAGCAAAGAGTAGTAGCGACAGAGTTTAAAACAATAGGTCAAACAGTTGACAGTTTAAAAGGTAAACTTGCTTCATTGTTTACCGTAAGTAAAAAGGCTGGTACTATTGTTACACCTACTGAACCTACTACTACAACAACAACAACTACAACAACACCAGGCGGAGGAAGCGGTGGTGCAACTGCATTACAACCAACT